GATGACCCTATCAAGCCAGAGGATGCGCTGAGCGACGTGGTGCGTGAGCGAGTGAACCGACGATTCGAGACCACCATCCGAAACCGAGTCAACAGCCGACACACGCCAATCATCATCATCATGCAGAGACTCCACGAGCATGACCTTTGCGGCTACCTCCAGGAGATAGAGCCTGACGATTGGACGGTCGTAAGCCTGCCATGCGTTACCATTGACGAAGAAGGACACCGCCAGCCGCTCTGGGAATTCAAGCATACCCTGGAGGAGCTGGAGAAGATACGTCTCGCAAACTCCTTCGTATATGAAACGCAGTACATGCAGAACCCGACACCAATCGAGGGTCTCATGTATTCCCACTTCAAGACCTACGACACCATGCCGATAGAGGCACACCTGCCAAGACGCAAGTGCTACATCGATACAGCGGACACAGGAGCCGACTGGCTCTGCGCCATTTGCTACGAGGAATACGAGAGCGGATGCTACGTGACGGATATCGTATTCACCAACAAGAGCATGGAGTACACCGAACCAGCCGTAGCAAGAATGCTGGTGCGGAACCAGACGCAGGAGGTCGTGGTCGAGAGCAACAACGGAGGTCGAGGATTCAGAAGGAACGTGGAGAAGATGGTGCGAACCCTTGGCAATTGGGACATGGTCTTCATAGACCTGACACAGACCGCCAACAAGCAGACCCGAATCTTCACGAACAGCTCGAAGGTTCAGAACATGGTCTTCTACCCAGAAGGATGGGAAGACCGCTGGACACATTACGCCAACGCCATGAAGTCATACCGTAAGGAGGGAGGAAACGAGCATGACGATGCGCCCGACTGCACCACAGGCATCGTGGAGCGTTTCGGATTGTTCACATCGGCAGAGATTACGGATGAGGAAGAAGAGGAAATCGAGGACGAAGTTTATTAATTAACAAAACATAGGAGACAAGGCAATGCCAGACATTAGAGAAATTATCGATAGAGAAAACAGACAGCCAGGAGCGATCATCGAGGACTTGCGCCAGAAGAACATCGATGTCATCCCCTGGAAGGTGCTCGAAAAGGAGTACAACCCCAAGCTGCACCCTGTTTACACAGACAAGAACTACAGAGACAAGACACGCAGAGGCAAGACCGAGCGCATGACAAGAGTGACATACAACATCCAGAAGCTGGCGGTGAAGCGCATGAAGGAGCTGATGTTCACTATCCCCGTCAACCGCAAATACACCACAGCGGATGACAGCGAGAAGAAGGCAGCAGCCATCATGGAGGCGATTTTTCAGAAAAACAGAATAAACGCCTTGAACCTTAAGCGTTCCCACAAACTCTTTGCAAGCTGCGAGATGGTCACCATTTGGTACGCACAGCTGCAGGACACCACATACGCAGGCTACCCAAGCAAGCTGAAACTGCGCTGCCGCACGTTCTCGCCATTGGACGGAGACATCTTGTACCCACTTTTCGACGAGTACGACGACATGATAGCACTCAGCGTCCAATACACCAGGAAGAAGGGTACCGACACCGTAACCTACTTCGATACCTACACCGATGAGTTCCACTACCGCTGGATCAACAAGAACAGCAACGGATGGGAGGAAGACATCGTACCAGAGCCTATCAACATTCAGAAGATAGCAGGAATTTATATCCATCGAGACCTCCCGATCTGGGAAGACCAGAGCGACAACGGATACGAGCTGGAATGGACGGAGAGCAGAGCTGGCAACTACCTCCGCAAGAACAGCCGACCGACATGGGTCATCTATTCGGACAGCCAGAAGGTGACGGCTCCAAAGAACAAAAAGCAGGAGCCTACCGACGACAATGCAGGACGAAACGTCCTCCGATACGGCAAGGGAGACAAGGCTGGGTACGCAACCTGGAGCCAGGCTACCGATGCACAGAAGCTATTCACGGAAGAGCTGAGACGCAATATCCACACCAGCCTCCAGCTGCCAGACATGAGCATGGAGCAGATGAAAGCCACCCCGATGAGCGGAGAAGCACGCAAGATGCTCTTCATCGATTGCCAGATGAAGGTCACGGACGAAAGCGGAGATTGGCTGGAGTTCTTCGACAGAGAGGTCAACGTGGTACGAGCTTTCTGCAAGATCATGTACCCAGAGCTGGCGCAGGCATTCGACACGCTGACCGTCACAAACGAGATAACAGCCTTCCAAATCGATGACCGCAGCCAGGAAATCAAGGACATGAGCGACGCAACAGGAGGAAAACCAATCGTGTCACGAAGAACCGCCATCCGCAGGCTCAAAATGGTACCAGAAGAGGAGGTCGAGGAGGAAGAGAAGAGAATCGAACAGGAGGAGGCAATGGCAAACGATGCCTTCACCAACGAACCAACCATGTAAAGGATTAGAATATGCCAAAGACGTTCACCATAGGCACATACGACAAGAAGCACAAGGAGAACCTCGCAAAGAGAGCCAGGAAGGTGCAGCAGCTATACGATGCAGCCGTCAAGCGCATCGCACAGGCAGCTGCGCCCTCGCTCTTTGATGCCGACCCAAAGAAAGAGTTCCACTTCGAGGACTTCCCTGCCTTGAAGAAGGAGATGGAGGCACTCATGCAAGACCTCGGAAGCAGCCTCCAAGCCAACATCGAGGACGGAGATCAGGAAAGCTGGACGCTCTCCAACACCAAGAACGACGCAATGGTGGACTCCATCATCGGCAAGAAGAAGCTCCCAGCGAAGACCGTCAAGGCTTGGAAGCACCCACACCTGGAGGCACTCAACGCATTCATCGCACGCCAGGAAGCAGGAATGAATCTCAGCCGCAGGGTCTGGAACCTCACCCAGCAGTTCAAGAGCGAAATGGAGCTCGCCCTGGAAATGGGCATGGGCGAAGGAAAGAGTGCTGCCGCTTTGAGCCGTGATATCCGAAAATACCTTGTCGAGCCAAACAAGCTATTCAGAAGGGTGCGAGACAAGAGCGGTGCATTGCGCCTGTCCAAGGCAGCTGCCGCATACCACCCAGGGCAGGGAGTCTATCGCTCCAGCTACAAGAACGCCCTCCGAATGACAGCGACCGAGAACAACATCGCATACAGGACAGCCGACCACAACAGATGGCAGGTTCTCCCTTTCGTCATCGGCATCGAGATCCATATCAGCAACAACCACCCGACGGAGGACATTTGCGACCTATTCGACGGAAAACGCTTTCCAAAGGACTTCAAGTTCACAGGATGGCATCCATGGTGCAGATGTTATGCAGTTTCCGTCCTCGCCAGCCAGGAGGAGATGGACGCATACACCACCGCAATCATGAACGGAGAGGACGTGAGCCATTGGAAGTTCACAGGGCAGGTGGAGAAAATGCCAAAGGAGTTCAACAAATGGATGAAGGACAACCAGCAGCGCATCGCCAGCGCAAAGAACATGCCCTACTTCATCAAGGACAACTTCAAGGACGGAGATCCTGCCAAGGGACTGCGATGGGAAGGCATGGAAAAATCCAACAAGAAGGATGATGCAATTGTGGCGACACCTAAGAGCAAGCCTACGGACGAATGGAAGGGCATCAGCAAGAACGACAGAGAGCTCCTGGAACTCGTACAGACAGAAGGCTGGACGGAACAGAACCAAGACCACTATCGTGACTTGCTCGACAAGGCATACGACGCAGAAATGAAGAAGGCAAATCTCAAACCGACAAGACTGCGCACAAAAGCAGAGGAGGATGCAGTCGATAGCTTCAGACAATGGGGATTTGAGGAACTTAATGAGGCTCTACGAGCAGGAAAACCACTTACTGCAAAGCAAAAGGAGGTACAGGAACAGATAGACAAGATAATGAGCAGAACAACGCTGAAAAAAGATATTGTCGTATATCGAGGAACAAAGGATGCTCCAATAGATATCAATCCAGCATACTCCAGCACGACAACACGAATCACCATCGCAGAGCACTTCTCGTCCGAGATGTACGGCTCGAAGCACCTGTACGCATACCGCATACCGAAGGGTACGCACTGCCTGATCATTGGAGGCGCAGAGGATGAAATCGTTCTGCCACGAGGCTTTAACCTTGGGCAATACAAGATAGGCGAAAAGAAAACAAGCCCTGTAATCATCAAGAAGCCAACAGCAAAGGAAATCGCTGCCAAGCGACATGCAGCGAGAACCAGCGAACAGATAGATGATATCAAGGACGCATGGAGAGAAAGAAGACTCGATGCATACGACAACCGCTGCGACCAATTGATGAAGACGCTCACATATAGCCAGGGACAGACACTCCCAGCATTGACGAAGAGACAGATAGCCCTGCGCAATGCCATAGGCAAGGACGAATCCGTGAAAGAGGTCGAGGCTTTGTTTGCTAAATTCGAGAAGGGCGTGAAAGCACAGAACGAATGGGATACCCAGGTATGGGGTAGCTTCAGCAAGGAGCAAATCGCCAACATGAAGGACATCGAAAAGAGCCTCGGAATCAAGAAGGGAAGACCGATGACCTACGAGGAAGCAGACAGGCAGAGCGCAAATCCTCGACATGTAAATGAATACATCGCTGATGCAAGTTCAAGAATAAAGATTCGAGGAACAAACATTCATGTCAGAAAGAATCCGCTGTACGATGCGGCAAAACACGAGCAATACGGCATAAACTGCCAGACATGCGCACCAGCTTACGCATTGCGAGAATGGGGATTCAATATTTATGCAAAGGGAAACACGAAGGCATTTGGAGACTTATCCAACTATCTCAGCAAGGGCAATAATTGGCTGGAGACATGGACGGAGAAAGACGGATCAGCAGTAAGCATAACCAGCTTTAAGGACTACCTAAAAGCGCACCCAAGCTGGAAACACATGACGCAGCAAAGATACCTCCAATACTTCGATGACGTTTGCAAAGAAGAAGGAACATACGAGGTCGGTCTAAGCTGGGAGCCTAGAGGTGGACATTGCACAATCGTTAAACGATTCAGCGATGGAAGCATAAAATACATAGAGCCACAGGAAGACAACTCCGAAGGAAGCGGATTCGAGGAAAAGGACATAAAATACCTTTGCGCAAATATGAGAAAAGACCCAATATTGAAAGATGGAGCAATAAAGGTCAGCGACAAATTGCTGAACATTAAATACGTTTCAATCTTTCTTAAATGATGAAATGACATCAAGCGCAATAAAACCGCCAACTTTGGTAATTTCACCATTTGAATCAAGAACGAGAGCGACAGGGAAACCTGTCTTCTCGTTTTTTATGTAGGCAGAGAAACACGAAGCTCCGTCCTTTTCCCCAATTGGAGAAACGGAATAAGCAGAACCAAGGTTCTGGCTAACGAAATCTAATATTTTCTTTGAAACCTGCATAAGCCAATTTTTGCGGCAAATTTACGAAAAAAGCCCGAAACACCCAAGCGAAAAAGCGGTTATTTTCCGATTTTAAGGTTAATTCACGTTAAAAAGTGATTACCACATAACCACTTTAACGAAAAAAGCCGTAAATTTGCGCCATTACAAATTTGTATAACCAAAACGTAAAATTTATGTTTGAAAAGATTTTAGCAGGACTCAAAACCAAATTTCCTGGGGTTGATTCCAAAATTCTAGAGCGGATAGCCATGAAAAAGGCTGAGACGACAACCACGGAGGACGAAGTGAAAACCGTCGTAGATGGGGTGACCTTCCAATCCATCATAGACAGCGAAGGCGACCGACGAGCCAACGAAGCCCAGAGTTCAGCCGTTAGCAACTATGAGAAGAAGTACAAACTGAAGGATGGCAAGCCTAGCGAGCCACCACAGCCAGAACCACCACAGCCGCCTACACCGCCAACAGGAGGGGAAGACAGCGAGGTGTTGAAGATGCTCAAACAGATCCAGCAGGACAACCAGCAGATGCGAGCCGAAATCAATGGAATGAAAACCAAGGAGCTCGGCAACCAGCGAAAGGATAAGTTCAGCGCATTATTTGAAGGAGCATCCGACAAATTGAAGGAACGCTACATGCGTAACTACGACCGACTCACCTTCAAGGACGACGAGGACTTCAACGGCTGGCTCGACCAGCAGAAGCCGTTCATCGAGAGCGACATCAAGGAGGAGAAGGCGCAGGGTGCCAAGACCACACCACCTGTCGGTGGCAAGCGCAAGCCAGGCGAAGAGGCAGACCCAGCGGTCACCGCTTACCTTAATGCAGAGGCAAGCCGAGAGGCACAGACGGCATCGCCTGTAATCATCGGACTCGCACAACCAGCGCAGCAGGCACCACAGCAGTAGCCAAGTTAAACATTTAAAAGGGAAAAAGCCATGAACAGAATGTTCAAGCACCAGGACGCAGCTCCAGCCGACCCTATCATCTTCGAGACAATCTTATCGGAGAAGCCAGGAGGTGGACTCGTCAAGAACCCAGAGTTCGATTTGAAGCCAGGTCTCGCAATGGGACAGGACGCAAGCGGACTCTACGTCCCAATCAAGGGATACCGCCTCGTAACAGAGTGCAAAGAAGCTGACACCACTATCAAGATTGCCAAGGGTAGCGGTATCAAGAAGGGAGACGTAATCGCCCACGGCAAGGTGGGTGTCGCCTGCACAGAGGTCGACACCGCCACAAGCCCCGATTACGATGTTGTAACCGTGACGATGGGCGTGGCAATCGCCCAGGACACCGTCCTCTACCAGGCAGCCAGCGCAGCGGACGGAAGCAAAGCAGAGGCTGCACCAATCCACAAGCCAGAATACATTCTCGGCAATTTCATGGGCAACCTTGGCAAGGCTGGAGAGGGAGACTTCGAGGCTCGACTGATTAGAGCCGCAAGCCTTCGCAAGGAGACAGCACCTGTCGCTGCCGAAATCGTGGATTTGATGAAGGGCATCACGCTCGATTAATTAATTAACACAAAGGAGAAAAGAAACAATGGAAGCACCATTATTCGACATTGACATCCCTGGAATGCAGGCAACCGTCAACAAGTTCCAGCCAGGTACAGGTCTTGCATGGGCTACCCTCTTCCCATTGAAATACACCCGAAAGTTCGATATCAAGGGCTTGGAGGGTGACGAGGGAATCCCTGTAGCTGCCGATCGTGTCGCATTCAACACCAAGGCTCCAAAGAAGACACGCCAGAAGGTCGGCACATGGAGCGGTAAGCTCTCCAAGTATTCCGTGAGCCGAGACAAGGACGAAATCGAGATTAACGAATACCTCGATTCACAGACACTCGCTAACTCAGCAACCGAGAACCAGCAGGAGAAGCAGGAACTCGTTAACCTGGTTTACGATGACGTTTCATTCGTCCGCAAGGCGATGGACTACAAGGTAGAGCTGGACTGCATGCGCATCGCATCAAGCGGTGTACAGACCTTCCCAGAAAAGATTGAAGGCGACATGGCATCGCAGGACATCATCGACTTCAACGTACCGAAGGGCAACTTCATCGGTGTGAAGATTTCGGAGGTCAAGGCAGGAGCTGTCGTTAAGAAGAAGGGCTACGAGTGGAGCGATGAGGAGAACGCAGACGGACTTCTCGACCTTGCCAACGCCCAGGACATGATAGCAAAGCAGGGACTCACAAAGCCACGCTACGCATTCATGGAGAAAGCGAAGTTCCAGCAGCTTGTAGCGCAGAAGAAGACCGCCAAGCGTTTGTACCCACAGGTCAACGACCTGTCCATGATTACAGCGGACATGATCACGCTGGAGAAAATCAATGCGTACAACGCAAGCCCGACACGAGGCTATCCGCAGATTATCGTCCTCGACACCTACGTGAGCCTCGAGCACAAGGACGGCAGCAAGGAGACCATCAAGCCATGGAACGTGAATGTGGTTACACTTTCACCAACCATCCAGCTCGGCTGGACTTATTACAAGAACGTCCCAATGGTACAGAACACCGCTGCCCTGCAGGTTTATGGCGGTTTCTTCAAGGTGACACGCTACAGCGAGGTCAACCCACAGACCGAGACCACCATGGCAGAGGCATACGTTCAACCAGGACTCATCAACCGCAAGTCTCTCGTCTTCTTCAACACCGCAAACCAAACCTGGGCGAACGGAGAGGCGAGCGCATAACAACGTTTTATAAACAAGCAGCATGAAGACAAGCAACGCAATTAAAGCAATGAGCAGCTACCCGATACCAGCAGCGACGATTGAGAACATCATCGATGAAGCTGGGCTGGATGCAGATGCGGACATCACCAGGGAGGTGCGAGCAAGCAACGAGTTCAAGAAGGCGAAAGCCCTCACATACGCCTTTCTTGCCGAAGCTCCGAACATCACCCAGGGAGGAATCAGCTACACATTCAACGAGGACGAACGCTCACGCTTTGCCAAGAAATCGAACAGCCTGCTAGCAGAGCTGGGAGAGGACGAAGCAGGAACAGATATCCCATGCGGCTACATCGGGGAGGATTTCTGATGATTATACAGAACGGCTTTCTTTTTACTTACGATACCACTGGAGGGGGAATGTTTCACGGCATCCCCCAAAAGGTGGAAACCAAGCTGAGCGACAAGGGCATCCCTTGCAATATCGTAAAAAACAAGAGCGACCACCAAGGCACGTACCAGGACGGCAAGTTCAGACAATTTGCAGCCAAGGTATTAATCGAACCGCAGGACTTCACCGCCAAAAGAGTGAAGCTAACCGACAACCGAGGCGTGGATCTCGGAGAGTTTGAAGTGCAGGACATCACCTACCTCGAAGCAGTAGAAGCATTGCAGATCACCGTCTAGAAGAGATTACCATGCCAATTAAACCCAACTTCACGCAAGCAGACATCCGAGCAAGGATGAACGCCATGATAGAGAACAGGAAGCAAGCCATCATCGCCCAGCTTTTCTACATTGGGGAGGAATGCCTGACCCAAGCAAGGAGCGGACACAAGTACTTGAACCAGACAGGCAACCTTTGCAGCTCTATCGGCTACTGCGTCCTCGTGGATGGCGAAATAGTACACGAGGGAGAATGGAAAGCCGTGAATGGAGGCAAGGGCGACGGAACAGAGGGAAAGAAACAAGGCGTAGCTTTTCTTCATGAACTTGCGGCAAAGCAGACAACACAAGGCATTGTTTTTCTGATGGTAGCAGGAATGCCATACGCCCAATACGTCGAAGCCATGAGCCTCGACGTTCTCGATACGAGCGAGCAGATGGCAGAACGCAAAATCACGGCAATGCTAAACCGACTATTCAAAACGAAGTGACAATGGCAAGCAAAGGAACGACAACAATAGAAATGGACATGTACGCAGCCCTTGAAGAGCTGATGGGACGTACGATTCAAGGAACATTCTACCCCAGCGAGCTGCGACCTATCGAAGCCAAGACCGAAGACGCAGTCCTTACATGTTCCAATGCCACAGCAGGACAGATCCAGGAAGGCAGGGCTAGACTCAACATATACGTCCCCGACATCAATAACGGAGGAGCGAGCCTGGTACCCGACAAAGCCAGACTGATGGAGCTGGAGGCAATCGACGAACAGGTGCTGCAGACCCTTAATGATTCCTGCACCGCCTACATCTTCGACAAGTTCCAGGCAACGGCTACCATTGCGGTACCAGAACGGAACGAGCACTTCGTTAACATCGGGATTCATTTTAGATTAGCAACATTTTCATAAACAAGGAGAACAAGCACATGGCAGATTCAAAGAAAATCATCATGGCATGGGGCAAGTGCAAGGTCGAGATTGGCGACACAGGAGAGAACGATGCATTCGCAACAGAGCTCTTCAATGTCGGTACCATCAAAGACCAGACAACAACCCTCACGTCCAACGATGGCGACCAGCTGCAGATGAAGGCAACAGGAGGCGAAGTCGTGGCGCAGGAAGACCTCGAAGGAACACTCGAGGTGGAGACTACCGTCATCGAGCCAACTGCGGAGCTTTACGAGAAGCTGGGCATTGCAGCCAAGGACGCTGATGGCGAACAGAAGGTCAAGACCCACATTGTGCCAGGCGATAAATCGATTAAGATTACCCCACACAACAAGGGAGCGAGAGGCATCAAGGCTCCGCTCTGCCGCATCAAGGTAGCACCAGCGATGGACGAGCAGAACGGTAACGCCATCAAGATCACCGCTTCAATCTTCAAGACAACAGGCGTACCAGAGACACCAGCATCGGGTGACACAGAAGCTGTTGATAACAACTATTGGTACTCCCGTTTCACAACCAAAGAGGCTTTGAAATAACCCATAATTTCATCCAAGAGCAGGAGGAAGCGACAGAGCCACCCTCCTGCTCTTTCACTTTAATCGTATGGAAGAACAGAAAACATTAGAGCAGCAGGTGGTCGATACCATCCTCCAGCGCAAGACAACCTCCCTGGAGATAGACGGACGCACCTACGAGATACCAGCACCGACACCAGCGACCATAATGCTGGTGAGCGAGGAAACCTCGAAGATGCCGTTAATCAACAAAGAGACGAAGAGCATCTTCCTCGAGACCCTCCGAACCGCCAGGGACTGCAAAGCCATCGGACGCATTGCCGCCATATTGGTGCTCGGAGCCAAGCGCATACGAGAAAACCACCAGGTCGTGATTTCAGAGACGAAGAAATGGAGCTGGCGACATTTCAGATTCACCAAGCACCAGGAGACCATGAGCGAGCTGGACTTTGTAGCAATGCGCATCATGGAGGACATCACGCCAGCAACGCTGAACGAGACCATCACCAAGCGACTCATGGAGATGCAGCTGGGTGATTTTTTCGGGCTTACCACTTCCCTATCCGAAATAAACACGCTGGCGAGAACCAAGGAAGTGGAACAGACAGCCCCTGGTCAATAATCATCGGCTGGGCGAAGAACATAGGAGCCACACCAGAGGAGATCCTATACGATTACAGCTACGCCAACCTTTCGCTTTATTCAGCAGCGACACCGCAGTTTGATGATGAGCAACCACCAAAATGGGATGCGAAACTCGACGCAAACAATCCCGAAAATTTCACAGATGACGAAGACGAAGAGGAAGTCTTCGTAAAGGAGTATTAAAATGGCAGATTTCGACAACGGAAGAGAAGGATTCTCGATAGGCATAGACGATTCACAGCTCCAATCGGACGCTGAGAAGGTGGTGCAGCAATTCGACAACATCGGAAGGCGAGCCACACAAGCTGGACAGAAGATAGACTCAGCATTCAATGGGGTCAGCACAGAAGCCCTGCAGCAAGAGACGAAGGCAGCGGAAGATAAAATCCACGACCTCGGCAACGCTACCAAGAGCGAGACCGAGAAGATGGACGCAAGCCTCAAAAAGATTGCTGCAGGAATTGGTGCGTACTTTTCAATCCAGCAGCTAACCCAATTCGAGAGCAAGGTCATCAGCATACGAAGCGAGATGGAAAGCCTGCAGACCTCCTTCAAGACCCTCGCAGGAGAGCAGATCGGTGGCGAGCTTTTCGAGCAGATAAAGGAATACGAACTCCGCACCCCAATGATTATGCAAGACCTCGCATCAGGAGCGCAGACCATGCTCGCCTTCAACATTCCTGCCCAGGACGTTATGCTGCACTTGAAAGCCATTGGCGACATTTCCATGGGCGACAGCGAGAAGTTCAAGAGCCTCACCCTTGCCTTCTCCCAGATGAGTGCAACAGGCAAGCTCATGGGACAGGACTTATTGCAGATGATTAATGCAGGCTTCAACCCATTGCAGGTGATTAGCGAGCAGACAGGCAAGAGCATCGGACAGCTGAAGGAGGAAATGGAGAAAGGCGCAATCTCCACCAAGATGGTGCAAGATGCGTTCCACGCAGCAGCCAGCGAGGGAGGTCAGTTCAACGGAATGCTCGAAGCACAGAGCAAGACCTTGAAGGGAGCGATATCCAACCTTGAAGGAGCCTGGCAGTACATGCTCAACGACATAGGCGAAGCACAGGAAGGACTCATCGTAGGCAGCATCGACATGGCACAGAAGATAATCGCCAACTACCAGCAGGTAGGACAGATTATCATGGGATTGATTACCACATACGGAATCTACAAGGCAGCGGTGGTTACAGCCATTGCAGCCGAGAAGCTCCACATCGAGACGCTGACCATCGCCAAGGTGCGAATTGCCGTCGTAGAGAAGGTGCAAGCCGCCCTCAACGCAACGATGCTCGCCAACCCATACGTAGCAGCAGCCACCGCCCTCGGTGTATTGGTCGGTGTATTGGTAGCCTGCCACGACAGCACCACGGCAGAAGAAAAGGCGCAAGCAGACCTCAATGCAACCATGGAGACCGCAAGACAAAAGCAGCAGGAATACAACGAAGAGACCGACCGAGCCATCGAGAGAGCGCAGCAGGACGAGGATGCAACCCACGGACGCAGGAAGGCAATGAATCTGCTTATTCAGCGATATCCAGCCATCATAAAAAAATACATAGACGAAGAAGGACACCTCCGTGACATATTAAAACTAAAGAGAGAGATTGCAGCACAGGATGGACTTAACAGAGTACGGAGCCTCCGAACAGAAAAGAACGACTCAGACAGAGCCACACGAGCCTTCAAGCTGCAACAGCAGGCAAGAAACAAGGCTATCAGTGCAGGAATGGGAGCCAGCCAATACAGGCAGTTCTTAACAGGCTCGCAGCAAGCCGAGGTGGACTGGGCGAATAAATGGTACGAAAACAGACGAGGGATCAAATGGTATAGCCCACACAAAGGAACCATCGAGGAACGAATTAAATATGCACAAGATTCTGCGGTCGGAGCCAACAAGAACGTCGCCAGGGAGCTGACAACGCAGAATGCGGACAAATTCGCTGATACATTCAAGGACATGACGAAGCACCAGCTGCAGCAGGTCATTAACACGCTCACCAAAGGCAAGAGGACAGGCAAGACCGTCCGCTTCAACTTGAAGGGTCTCGGCAACTACGCATACAGCCAAAGCGATATCCTGTCCATGCTTACAAAGGCACAGGGAATCGCAGCAGCAAGAACCAGGTCAAAGACCACATACAATAAATCAGATTGGGAGAAACAGCAGAAGGAGGCGCAAGCCAAGCTCGATCAGATGGCAGACAGCCAGAAGGGAAGCAAGGAGTGGAACAAGCAGGTCTCGCTCGTTAAGGAAGCGCAAGACCACATCGCCAGCAGAACCGTCTCCACGCACCAATCTAGAACCACGGCAGCGCATAAGCAGCAGACAGAAGCCGAGAAAGCAGCCAAGGAGCAAGCCAAGGCTAACGAGAAGACGGCAGAGGAAACCTACAGATACAGCCAGCAGCAGGAACAGCAGCAGAAAGCCAACCAGCTGCTCCTGGCACAAGCCATAGTGGATGCCATGCAGGAGGGAGAGGCGAAGAAGCTCGCCCAGCTCGACCTCAACTACAAGAAAGAGAAAGAAGCCATCGACAAGGAGGAACAATCGCTCCTACAGGCAAAGATAGACCATGCGAAGAAACTATGGGATGCAGATCCGAAGCATGAGAAGCAGGGCTTCTACGCAACAGGACAGCAGAAGGCTATCAAGCTAACCGATGAGGAAAAGGCTGGCATCACCGCCAAGAAACAATCGCTGGACGCTACGACGACCCAGCAGAGGAGCGAGCTCATCAAGGCATTGCTCGATAAATACGATGACGAGAACGAGAAGGCAGAGAAGACACGCAAGGCTATCACGGACGACATCACCCAGCTCACAAAGCTGAGAGATGAAGCCGAGAAGCTGGGACAGAACGATATCGCCAAGAACTACGAGCATAAGAGACAGCAGGCAGCGCAAGCCCTGGAGGAGAACATACAAAGCGTTTACCTCGAGGAGCTGAAAAAATCCATTGATTGGGATGCAGTATTCAACAACCTCGACCGACAGACCACCGAACAGCTGAAGGCAACGAGAGACAAGCTCACCTCATACAAGAACAGCAAGGAATACCAGCAGGCGACACCAGAAAACAAGAAGGTGGTCTCTACGGCAATAGACCAGCTCAACGATGCCATCATCAAGGGAAGCGGAATATTCGGCAACCTGGCAGAGAACTGCAAAGCATACGAGAAAGCCAACGAGCGATACACCACCGCCCTGCAAGAGCTGAACACCGCCCTATCGGAGTTTGACGACATCGAGGACAGCGACGCACCAGAAGAGGCGAAGGAGGCTGCGAAAAAGAAGGTCGAGGCTGCACAGAAGAAGGCAGACGATGCGAAGAAAGACAAGGACACCAGCAAGGTGAACCGAGACAAGAGCTTCGATACCACCACGGACAACCTCATCCAGCTATCGCAGGCAATAACCCAGCTGGGCAGCACCAGCGAGATGAGCCTTTCAGAACTTGGCAACGTCGCCAGAAATGTAGCAAACGTATTCGGAGAGGCAGGCTCGAAGATAGGAGGCATCATCGGTGCCATCCTTTCATTGCTTGATGCAATACAGAAGCAGGGACTCTTCAAGTTCGTAGGTAACGTTTTTCAATCAGCATTCGGAGCGGTCGGTGGAGTTTTCCGAAGCCTTACAGGAAGCAAGCTATTCGGTACCGACACCAGCATCGAGGACACCATCAGCGACCTGACCCAATCCAACCAAGACCTGGAATCAGCCGTAACAAGGCTGACTGAGGTCATGAAAGACAAGGCAGGACAGGAAGCAACCGACACCTACCAGCGAGCTAAGAAGAACCTCGAAGATGCCACCGCCAACAAGCAGCAGATCCTGCGAGATACAGGTGGCGCATACAAGAACGGATTCATCGGCATAGGAGGAAAACACTCCTCCAACGCACACATAAACGAATCCATGAGCTCCGCTGATTGGCAGCGAATCAGCCAAATCACAGGAGAGAACGTCCGCTCAGCCTCGGACTTCTGGAACCTTACCAGCGAGCAGATGGCGAAGGTGGCAGACGAAGCGACAGACCTCTGGTCTAAGATTAAGAATGCCAGCAACGATGGATACAAGAGCAACGCCAGCAACATGGATGAGTACATCGAGTATTACAAGAAACTCATCGACTTGCAGAATGACTACAACGAGGCAGTGACGAACCTATCCTTCGACAACACCAGGGACGGATTGAAAGAGCTGCTGAGTGACACCACCAAGGGCGTGAAGGATGCAACCAAGAAGGTCAAGGAATACATGGAAGAAGCAGTTCTTACATACATCACCAAGACCACACTCGCCAAGGATATGCAGGATTGGTACACGCAGTTTGCAAGCGCAATGGCAGACGGCAAGCTCGACCAAAGCGAAAAAACTGACCTCCAAAAGAAATACGAGGAAGCATACCGTAAGGGAGAGCAGGCAAGAGACAACGCCTACGCTGCCGCAGGAATCGACCCAAAGGAAGACTACACGCAGAGCAGCACCAGCGCAACTCTCAGCGGTGCGACGCAAGACCAGCAGGACGAGACGAACGGAAGGCTTACCAGCATACAGAACAGCCTGTCCATTGTTGCAGATGCCGTCCAGCAGCAAGCGGAGAGCAACGCCATCATTGCCAACAGCGCAGCCATTATCCGCAGCAACATGGACGACATGATGGAGATGCAGATCCAAGCCGTCGGGTACCTGGAGAAGATAGAGCGACACACCAGCGAGCTGCCATCGATGAACCAGAAGCTGGAGAAGATAAGAAAGAACACAGAAAAGTTATAAGGAGAAGAGGCATGAACAGAAAAGGCGAACTTTTCATCAACGATATGGACGCATTCGGCATGTGGGGCGTTTGCTTAAGCGACTCCTCCCTTTGCTCCCTTGTAGAGCCAGAGCCGCTGAAGGATGCGGTCAGTAACAAATCCTCCACAGAGGACGGAAAGCAGATACGCAAGGAGGCGAAGCCAAAGGTGGACGAACGGGACATCACCCTATTCGTCCAGCTTTACGCAACCAGCAGGGACGACATGTTCAAGAAGCTCATCGCATTCAAGAAGGAATTGAAGAAGCGACGCATCAACATCAGAACCAAGTACGAGAAGGACGTGGTGTACAGGTGCGATTACAAGAGCTGTAAACAATTCAAATCATATTTCAAGGGTATGGCGACATTCAGCCTCACGCTGAACGAGCCGAACCCAGCAAACAGGGGAACCAAGGATTCGGACAATTATGAAGATACAACTTTATAACAGGGCGCAAGCCAAGGCATATACCATCCATGTAGGAAGCGGGAGCACGTATACATGGAAGAAGCAGGAGGAGGAGTTCATCACCGTGAACTTCTCCAGCGATTCCGTCCTGGCATTGAAGAAGGGATTCTATACCAACATCGAAAGTCTCGGACGATTCGAGGTCGTGAACTTGCCGACACCAACCAAGGCTAGCAAGGACATCGGCTACGATTACGAGCTGCGCCTAGACCGTCCATGGTATAAATTCAAGAACCGCATCATCTTCTTTAGAAGAGGGAGCGTGAACGGAAAAGAAGCCAAATGGAGCCTCACGGACACCCTGCAGGCGCATGCAGGTATTCTGACGGACAACCTAGCCAACATCGGCTACACCTACGCAGGGAAGGAATACCTCGTTTATATCCACGATGACGTAGAGAAGAGGAACGAGGCGAAGCTGATAGCATACGACAGCACCACCCTGCTATCGGCACTCGACAAGATAGCCGAAGCGTTCGACACAGAATGGTGGATAACCGAGAATACAATCCATTTCGGCAGATGCGAGCAGGGAGAGCAGACAATAACGCTGGAGCAGGGCAAGGAGCTGAACGGACTGAGCAGAAGCGAGGACAGCGAGGAGCATGGTACTCGCCTCTACGCATTCGGCTCAAGCCGCAACCTCAACCAGAACTACAGGCGTAAGCTGAAGAACCCATTCACGATAGACGGATTCCATACCATCTACGGCACGAAGGTAAGATTCACCACCAACAAGCCGAAGAACTTCTTCAGCGAGAAGAAACGTATCAAGATAACCAGCTACAGCAAGTACGAAGGGCAGACATTCACATTCAAGGTCGTAAGCGGTTCATACACCAACCCAGCAGCAGGACAGACGGTGTCCTGGAATAACCCAGTCTTCGAGATTGAGGTGGGCAGCATGATAGATGCAATCGGATTTCAGAACGGAACAGGCGTTCAGTTCATCATCGGAGACGAAACAAGTGGACAGACAGAGGACAGCAAGACTACGATGGTGAAGGTGGAGCGAGACAGCTACCCTATTTTCAGTTTCAAGGACTTGCAGCTACAGAAGAAAGCCATCACGAAGAACAGCACCATCACGCTGGCAGACAAGACAACGACAGGAATCGAGTTCATCGGCATAGCCAGCGATGGAACAAACAACGTGAACGATGGCAGGGATTGCTACGCATTGACCGACAAAAACAAGAAACTGACAGGAAGCAGCCAGCAGGTCACCCTCGCCCACCTTGCGATGGCTTACATCAACAAACTCTACACAGAGCCGATAGACGGACAGAGCGAGGTGGCGATACAGGGTGTAAGCGACACCATCCTCCAGCTACCGATAGGCACACCATACATTGACAGCGACCCGAACCTCGCCCCAGAAGACATCACGGACATCGTAAAGACATACGAGGACATCTACCCAAGGGCACTGCTTACCATTACGGAGATCACGGAGATAGCAGCCAAGACCACCGACACGGACACAGGCAACGTTACCTATTGGACAGCATACCGATTCAAGGCAAAGTTACAGGACGGCTCTCCTTTCGTTTTCGATAGCATCTACGAGACGCAGGAAGAGAACAAACCTCTGAGCATCCACTTCGAGAGCGGAACACTGAACGGAATGGACTTCGAGGTTCACTTCAACCCAGACGCAGACACCGACGACAACCAGCTCTTCGAGATTACGAGGAACGACACCTATACCCTCGAACTGCCAAACGAGACGATGAAGCCAGCGGTCGGGGACACGCTCTACATGTACAACATGGACATTACATTCATCGATGACGAATTGGTGGAGGCTGCGGAAAATGAGCTGAAGGCAGAAGCTGAGAAGGACATGCAGAAGATGAAGGTGGACAACGGCACCTACACAGGAACGAAGAATCCCGTCCTTTTCGGACAGAAGAGAATCAAGCTGACATACGGAAGCAAGGTGAAGCTCATCGCACCAGAATACTTCAGCTCAGAAGACCACGCAAGGGAGAGCCGCATCATCGGATGGGAGCTGAACCTTGAAGACCTCACCCAGGGAGAGCTGACTATCGGAGAGAGCAAGACAGCGAGCAGAAGCGACACCATCGCAGAGACGATAAGTGAAATCGTTTACAAGAATGAGCAGATACAAAACCAGCAAGAACTGCAACTTTCTAAAATCAGAAGCCTCATAGACACCATCGTCGGAAAAAGATTTCTCTCCAAGCTCGTAGATGATACCGCAGAGGGAATTATAACCTTCCTGCAAGGAATCAAGCTCGGCAAAGGGGGTGAATATTCCATAGAGGGCAACGGAAAGGCAAGCCTCCGTGAAGTTTTCGCCAACGCAATAAAGGCAGCGAAGACCATCAGCGTAGGCAATAATTTCTATTTTGATGCTGATGGAGATTTCAAGTTTGATAAGGACGGAAACATCATCGCCAATAGCGTGACAGCAGGGAAGCTGACATCAAAGGACTTCAACGAGAACGAGCAAAAGGGGTTTGTCATTGCCACCAAGGACAAAGAGAAAGGCACATACAAACTTTGCATCGACGAGATAATCGCATGGGCGATGGCGACCGTAGGAGCATTGCACGTGAAGGGCGACTCCACCTTTGATGGCGACCTATTCAGCAAGGAGTTCATATCGGGATTCCTTGGAGGCAAGGGATGGGGCATCTACAACAAGCCCATCACCAATGCAGCAGGGGTGCAAGAAAACAAGTGGACAGGGGAGTTCGATAACCTCATCGTTCGAGGATCGCTCCGAGTTTACGAAATGATTATATCCCAGCTCCTTGGCGAGAACGACAACCGCATCTTTTCTGGCATGATGGAGGTTGATCACTATGACCCAGAGACGGGTAAGGTATATTTCGATACGCAAGGTGGAAAGCTATATAATCCCTTCCGAAAGGACGATTGCATCATGGTGCAGCAATACAACGGAATGCCCGACAGCAGCAATGACTACTACGTGACCAAGAGCTACGAGCTGGTAATCACGGAGGCAGGATGCGGAAGCACAGCCGATGGAGAGAACCGCCTGGACTGGGTGCGCTTCAAGAACTTCACCAGCAGCGTGGCAGAGGCGACACCAGCCAACTTCATCAAGAAGAACGATACCTTCGTGAGAGTGGACAATCTCAGCGACCCAGACCGCAAGGGCATCATGCAAATTATCACGGTGGGAACAGCAGCTCCATACCTTGATATTCTGTACGGCATGAAGACCGACCCAGAGAACAGCTTGAAGGGAAGGCTCGGCAACTTGCAGGGAATCCACCACCGAACATTCGGTGACCTTGATGGTTTCGGAGAATTGCTGCAGAACCTCTATGCCACAGGCGACATGATTCTGAGAAGAACAGGCGAAAGCGTGGATACAAAGTTTCAGATGCTCAAGAACCAATTCGCCACACGCTTTGCACAAACGACCTACGAGCTGACCAACGAGGACAACTATATCCATAACGGAACGTTCCTCGCAGCGATTGGCACAAAGGAAGACAGCCTAACGATTGACGGCTGGAGCATTGACGAAAGCGACGAAACCGCCATCTGGATTTTGAACGGAATGCCAATAATGGTCAACGGACAAATAACCACCAGCGGCAACAGGCGAATCCTCATCGAGGAAACCGAAGGCAGGAACATGCTGCGAATCATCAACTGCGGACTGACGCAAGCCAACGACCTCATCCGACAGCCAGGGACACATAAGGAATACACCAAGCCATCCGAGACAAAGAACGAGGATGAGATGGGAACAACAGCTGATGGATTCACTGAGGTGCAGGACACGCTCTACATCAACGCAAGGGTCTATGCAAAGACAGCAGGAACGATGACCATCGGCTTCTCACCAGCGACAGAAGTCAATGGAAAGAAGAACGAGTTGGCTGCACAGAGCATCAAAATTGCTTATTCGGGAGAATGGCAGTTTGTGAAACTTGAAGGCAAGTGGAACGGAAAGGGAAACTTTGTCCTCCGATACACAGGCGACATGCTGGTCTCATTCCTTGCCGTGACAGACAAGCCGATAGACAACTTGCAGAAGACCGTCAGCACCCAAATCATACAGACAGCGACCAACATCAAGCTGCTGGGAGAGAACATCGACAAGGTCAACGGAAAGACAACACAACTCGGAATCGAGCTGGATGCAGAGAAAGAAGCGATTCGCTTGTACGTTGACTCACAGGACGAGGTATTGAAGAGAGACTACACCTCACAGATTTCCCTCACAAAAGAAGCGATTATGCTGGAGGTGACCGAGAAGAACAATGCATTAAATGAAGCTTTGAGTTCCAAAATCAGAACCGAAGCAGGACGCATCGACCTGATCAATAGCTGGCAGACAGAAACAGATACCAAAATTTCAAGCATTGAAACCAGCATTGATGGCATAAAGATGGAGGTTTCAGAGGTCAAAAACACGGCAAACGAGACGAGTACAGCCCTTGCCAACTTGACGATAACCGTGGATGGAATCAACACCGCAGTCGGAAAGGCAGCAACAAAGGATGAGTTGCAATCCAACATCGAAACGCTGAACAACACCATGAGCAACCTGCGGACAGGCGAGTACTACGAGCAGGAAAGCAACCCATGGCAAAAATGGATACCAAGCGGAAGCGAGTACAAGCATAACGGTGCGATTTGGAAATACACAGGCGAGGATGATGGCTGGCTCATCAAAGGACACGTCTATAGATACAAATGCTACAACGACACGAGCGCAAACAGCAAATACGCATGGGAAGACGTAACCAAGACAGAGAACGCCACCACCACGGTAACCCAAAAGGCAGATAGCTGGACGGAAGCCGCTGGACGATTCGATGCGAGCGGAAAGTTGAAGGATACAAGTTATCTGATGACCACAGCCGACAAGAACGAATTGGTGAGCACCTACTTCAATGACGATGGCAGCATAAAGAACACCGCAGGGCTTGTAACGACAAGCGCATACGCAGGACTTTTCTTGCAAGCCATGCAGGACAATGGAGTGATGACCAGTGCAGATATGAGCCTGTACGTGACAAAAGACAGCGGAGGGTACATAACCAACGCAAAAATCAAGGCAGACCGAATCATACTCGAAGGAGCAATAACAGCCAACGAAACATTCAAAATCGACACAGACGGATACATGCAAGCCATCGGAGGAACAATCGGAGGTTTTCAAATTGGCTCGAACCACATCGGAACAGCAAAGAAAACCACATCGGGAAGCGGTGGAACAGACATCGGCTACGGAACTGAAGGACTTATGTCGCTTTACAACGACAGCATCATCTTCAATGGCAAGAACCGACAAGCCATCCTCGGACAATGGTCAACTTTAGGAACGCCTATCATGATGCGAATCACAGATGAGGTTCAAGACATGATAGGTAGATACGGAGCGGTTATCTCAGTCAGAGGGTCAGTCACACAAAACACCGCCTTGGAAATAGGAGGTGGACACGTGGCTGGATTCAATACAAAAACTTTAGTTTCTGCATTTGATTACGTCACACAAACCAGCGCACCAACTCGCTTAAACGTGAATCTCGATAGAACGATAGGCTCTGCCTTCATTTCGACACAATACTATTGGCGAGCCAAGGCAACAGATAGCAATGGAAAGGAAGTCGACTATCAAACCAAGACACGAGACGTTTATGTTTATCTGCCAGAAATGAATCACTATGACGATGGACACGTCATTCACATTAAGCGAGGAACGAATAGCAGCAACAACGTTTATATTGTGCCAGGGAAGTCGAAGAATTTAATTTATAAGTTATACGCAAATGGTTTTGGCGACTATTATACAACAGAGACAGGCAACACCTACATTCTCTATGATGCCAACAGCTACGCAACGAGTTCTGAGCCACTGAAAATTGAAAGCGAGGGTGACGCAATGACATTTATCTATTTTAAAGATTTGCAATTAAACGTTACAAAAAATAACATAACAACCACATATAAAGGGTGCTGGGTACAATGGAAGAACCCAAGAGAGTGGTAAAAAAGGAGATTTAACAATGAAAAGAAACTTTAAGGTAGCCATGAAGGGCTACGACAAGAAGGAGTTGAAGAACGAGAAGGGCGAGACCCAGATGATGAACGACACCATCGGTCTCTACCTTTACACGGCTGGCAACAAGAAGCCAATGAGCCAGGAAGACAAGGTGAGAGCCTACAAGCTAAGCCTCCAAATGCAGGAACACCCAGAGGAGGTGGAGCTTACAGCAGAGGACATGACCCTCATCAAGGAGCTAACCAACGAAGCCCTTGTCGCTGGAGCATTCGGGCAGATTGTCGAAGTTTTGGAAAACGAAGTTTAACAATAACAAGGAGCAGCAAGATGAAAGCAGAGCAGCAGACAACCACAGTGAGCTTTGAGGAAGTCAAAGCCACATGCAACGTAACGGTGAGATTCACAAGAACCACCATAGGGGACATCGTGAAAATCACTGGCCAGGTAACCAAGACGGAAGAGCCAAGCGAGGAAAGCCAAAAGGCTTCATCGCAGAACGCTGGCTACATCAGCATCTGCGAGGGAAACACCATGTGCAGCTTGAAAAACCAGATTCTGACAGAGGAAGAGCAGCAAGCCGTCCTCTCTAAGATTTTGGAATGGAAAGATGAGATTCTGAACACTTAACACCAGCAAGGGAGGCAGGTAAATGTTAGAACAAAAGACAACCACCAACGAAGAGTTTGAAGCCTTATGCGCTGCCCTCCTGCCGAAGTTCAACGAGTACTTGATGCGCCACAGCAAGAACATCTTCTCCTGCGAGTTGGCGACATCGCTCGACGGCATCAAGACGATGCCAGCCCTCTACGACTTGGACGGAGTGCAGAAGCAGGTCATCGCCCCACTCGCCCTGTTGACGAAGGACGTTGACATAGAAATCGAGGAATCGAAGAAGGCAACGGCTGCAGCAAAAGAAGCGGCAGGAAAAGCCAACGAGGCAGCAGCCAGCGTCACCAAAGCGACCACTGACCTCACGACAGAGCGCAAGAAGGTGGAGGATGCTGTAAGCGCAAGCAAGCAGCAGACGGCTGCCGCCAAGCAAGCCACCGAGGACACCCTGGCGAGCAAGACAGCCATCGAGAAGAACGAGACCGCACGCCAACAGGCTGAGCAGACCCGACAATCGCAAGAGACGGCAAGGCAACAGGCAGAGAGCACTCGCAACAGCAACGAGACTACCCGAAAAAGCCAAGAGGCTACGAGGGTGAGCCAAGAGACAGCTCGGCAATCGGCAGAAACCACCCGAAACGCCAACGAAGAGACCCGAAAGAAGAAAGAGACCACCCGACAGAGCCAAGAGGCAGCGAGAATAGAGGCAGAGAAGAAGCGTGTATCCGCTGAAAACGGAAGGGCGACGGCAGAGAGCGGTCGAGTAAAGGCTGAAACCAAGCGAGAGACGGATGCAAAAGCCGCCATCACCAGCTCCAAGGCGCAGACCGACCTCGCCAAGGAGCTTAACGAACATCCACAGAAGCAGGGCGAAAATGGAAATTGGTGGAAGTGGAACACAACCACCAAGCAGTACAAGGATACGGGCATTATCGCCCGAGGCGGCATGATGTATCCGACATTCGAGATTCTCGACAACGAGCTGTACGTAACGGACGCAGGATCCAACATCGAGGAGCGCATAGCCCTGGAGGATAACGAACTGATATTGAAACTCTAAAAAAGAACAATATGGAAAAAGTAAAAATAGGTATCGTCGGTTTTACCGACAAGGGCGATTGGGTGAGCGGATACAAGTACACCAAGGCGAGCACAGGAGAAACGGTCACAGGCTACAACGTCAACGACCTGGTGCATACCGCCAAGGGCATCTACTGCTCCAAGAAAGCAGGCAACACCTCTAACCCAGATAATGATTCTGTGAATTGGAAGGCATGGATCGACCTCAAGCAGTACATGACCGCACAGGCTAACGAGACCGCCCGACAGAATGCAGAAGCAGCGAGAGCCAAGGCAGAGGAAAGCCGCAAGGCTGCGGAATCCAACAGAGCTGATGCGGAAACCAAGCGCACGCAGACCGAAACCGACCGAAGCACCCACGAATCACAGCGAGAGGAGGCTGAGACGCAGCGCAAGGCTAACGACACGCAGCGCACGGCAGACTACCAGGCTATCTATGACGGATTGCAAGCCAAGAGTGCGGAAATTGACCGCCTGCTGGCTTCACTCCAACAGCAGGGCAGCGTAGCACCGATGGCGAGCATCCCTGCCAGTATAGCCACCGTTGAGGAGGTTACGGTGCTTGCAGGAGCCACCATCAACGTAGCTCCTACGGATGTGCAGCCCCTCACAGCCAACCGCTCGATGATATACCAGATATACAGCGGTGATGCGCTGGTAGATGCGGCAGGCAACGTGAAGACTTCCACGACAGGAGATATTATCGTGAAGGTTATCCCTACCCTGGCATCTGGTGCAGCAAAAATCGTTACCATCCACGTTAAGGAAGCGGAAGCGCTCACCGATGAGAGCGGAAACGCCATCACCGACGAGAACGAAACAGAAATAACATGTTAAACTATAAAAAATAAAGAGATGACACAATTTACAAAGTATCCAAAGGTTTCCATTCTCGAAGGAACAGAAACCTTCCTCGTGGCTCAGAACGGAGCCATCAAGCAGTGCAGCATCGCAGACATCGCTGCGGCAGCACCAAACAGCGCAGGAGTCTATCCTGACGTTCCGCTGAACCGAATCACCATCAAGCGATTCAGCGCACAGGCAAGCGGTACGGTGGTGGCAACCGACAACCTGGAGATGATGAACCGCATCTTCTCTCTGTTCTTCCCTTGCCTCATCAACCGCAACAGCCAGATCGTGGCGTACCTTAATGGCGATGATACAACGAAGACCATCGACGGACTCGCAGCAACGCTCGATGACTATTCAATGCCGTGCATGGTACGCATTGGCGGTTACTACCGCAAGTACGAGTACGATGCCGTAACCAACACCAAGATTGAGAAGTACAGCGTTCTTCCTGTAAAGGGCTACAAGTATATCCGTCGTAGATTCTTCCCTATGTACGCAGGCGAAGTGGAGGTACAGGGAGGCAAGAAGATTCTCACCTCGAACGCAGGAAAGTGGAGCACGCAGAACTTGAACATCCAGCAGTTCCACGAGTATGCCAAGAACATGGGCGACAACTTCCGAGCCATCGCCATCCAGGACTTCAACGAATACCGCAAGATGTTCTTCATGTGGAAGCGGAGCTACAACAGCCAGGCATTCTACGGCATTACAGGCTTTGATTGGAATAAGTGGAACGCTACCGCTAATACCCAGAGCGGAAAGACCAGCGTAGCGCAGCCATACATCAATGGCGTAACCAAAACCATAAAGGGTATGGAGGGACAGCTTGCAGAACAGACATTCACATACAAGGATGGTTCAACCATCAAGTATAAGCCTTACAAGTTCCTCTGGGCAGAGGGATTCCTTGCAGGTCCATTCTGGATAAGATGTAGCGGTGCGCTGAAGAAGAACCACAAGTGGTATGTAGCGAAGGACATCAACACCTGCGCAAGCTGGGATGCCACCGACGATAACCACAAGTTCATCTGTGATGCCTGCAAAGAGGAAGGCTACATCATGGAGAACTTCGAGGACACCATGTTCCCAACCCAGGTGGGAGGCAGCGACAGCAAGGGCTTGTTTGATTATTATTGGCTCAACAAGACAGACGTAACATCCAATTTTATCCCTGTTGTCGTTGGTAGTGCGAACTCCGGCTCCAATGTCGGTGTTTCGGCTCTGTACTCGAACGGCGATGTGTCGATTTCGTACCCGAACATCGGGTCTGCCCTCGCTTCCGATGATCCGACCGACACGACACCCGATGGTACGGTGGTCGTTTAATCGGGAAGCCGAAACCGAGCAGCCGCAGGCTGCGTGAAATCGAAATCGTCCGTCGCGAGACGGCACACCGCCCACGCCCCAATGGGACAGTAGAGCTTTCGGAGAGCGTGGGCGAATATAAAAAGGTACTGCTGGAATCCCTGTTGTCGTTGGTAGTGCGAACAACGGCTCCAATGTCGGTGTTTCGGCTCTGAACTCGAACAACGATGTGTCGAATTCGAACACGAACAACGGGTCTGCCCTAACTCCCAAGTAAGATTGTAGCAAGACGGAAAAGATATTGCATCGTAGGGAAACCGAAAATGTACTAAGCCGGCATCGTGCATGCCGTAACTTCTTTCTAGGCGGTTAAGTAACCGCCACAGACAGCAGATACCCCACTAATTGCTGGCACTTTTCGCCAGCCGTTACCGCAAGGAACGAGTGAAACAAGCTACATAAACGGTTGACTAGTAGCGGATGGAAGCATTTGTACGCACGGCACGAAAGCCACCCGTCAGAGAAGGAAGCGACCAAAAGCCGAACTTCGATGAAAATTGGAATAGAGGAGTTAACGAAAAAACAAGAAGAGGAACATGAAAAGAACCATTATACGGTATGAAGACATCGTGTGCTTCAATGCCATGTTCAATGCCTGGAAGAAGATAAGCACAGGCGACGGAAAAGGAGACAGAGCCGACGTGATAGACTACGCTCTCAACCTTGACAGAAACCTGCATAAGCTGCAATCCAAGCTGGAGGCAGGAACATGGAAGCCAGACAAGGGACGTACCTTCATGCTCTTTACAGAAGGCAAGTGGAGAGAAATCCACGTGGTGGACGTAGAGACACGCATCGTGTACCAATCTCTCGTCACGGCATTTAACATCAAGCATCTGTTCGTGAACCGAACGTTCGGGGCGATAAAAGGCAGGGGAACGCTGAAAGCCAACAAGCAGGTAAGGCGAGACCTCTACCGACACCCAGAACTTGATTATTGTATAAAGACCGACTTCCATCATTTCTACCCTTCCATCAAGAAGCAGAAACTGAAGGAGAAGATAAGGCGAAAGTACAAGGGCGAACGAGCCATACAGCTCATGGAGGCGTGCATCGATGCCTACCTGCCCGAATCGGAGGAGGGAATATCCATAGGAGCGGTGACAAGCCAGGACAACGGAAACCTCTACCTCACGGACATGGACAGGTACATCCTGGGCGATCTGAAGATGCCCTGCCTGGCAAGAAACGTGGACGATACCGTGATTCTATGCAACAAGCAGGATGCCACAAGAGTTATTGAAGGCTTGAAACAGAAAGCCGCTGAACTCGGATTGCAATACGGCAAGATAGCCCTGTTCCCGATAGGCTGCCGACGCATCGACTTCTGCGGATGGGCTGTGAACCGAGAGAGCAACCGAGTGCGGAAATCTACCGTGGTGAGATACAAGAAAAGGCTCAGAGCCATGACCAAGCGTCCTCTTCGCATTCACAAGCAAATGAGCGTAATCGCCAGCTACAACGGAATATTGAAGTTTGGTGATGCGTATATGTTAAACAAAAAATTAAGAAAGGATTATTATGAAGTTTTTAGTAGAATCAACAGATACTCCGCACACAAACGGAGTGAGAACAGAAAAGCTCCCATTGCCTAACCCAGGCACAGACGAGTATCGCAGATATTGGAACGAGCACGAGGTGACACGCCAGCAGACCGAAAGCGATGCCGAGGCAGCAGACGGAAGCACAAGAACCGTAGAGGTAACAGAGCTTACAGCATCATTCGTGGCAGCATCCTGCGAGCATGAGCCAACCATCGAGGAATGGAAGCAGTGTCTTAAAGACGCAGGCTACACCGATGGACAGATTAACGAAATCCTGGGAGACGATGCCGAAGGTTAGCAGTTTGGGAATCAAGTGGAAAGGTGGGTTCAAGGGCAGCTACATACCTGTCTCTGAGCTCATCGACCGCAAGATTGTGGTGAATATTACCAATTTCGAGGTTCGCCCATCCTGCATGCACGGGAGCCAGATGTGCATGACGCAGATAGAAATCTGCGGAAGACCGATGGTAACTTGGCATGGAAGCCAGAACCTCATCAACTTCCTCAACGAATGCCGCATGCAAGAACAGCAGGGAACGCAATGCTTCCCGATAGAAGACTGCATCTTCACGCAGGGGGATGATGGAGGGTACTACCTCGCTGACGCAGATAATACCTGTACGAGGCTTACGGCAGAAGAAATTAACAATATAGACAAATACCGTCGAAGAGGAGGATCCCAAGGACGGAATAACAGATTCAACAATTAAAGGAGACCGACACAGAGATGAACACAGACATTTTGCAAGCCATCGCCACAGGATTAGTGACGATCCTCGGATTTTTCATGTTCTACGACAGCAAGAAGCGAACGGAGGCAGCCAAGGCATCGCAGGAGGAAGCCAAGGCGACAGCACAATACGCAAGCGGATGGAAAGACCTCTGCGAGCGAAAGGACAGCGAGCTGAAAGCGAAGGACGAGAAGATAGACAGCCTCTACGATGTCCTAAACCAGCACCGAGCAAGCGAGGATAAGCTGAAGGACGAAAACATGGAGCTCCGTCTGCAACTCCAGGAGGCAAGCTGGAACAGATGCATCCGCAACGGATGCGAGCGGAGAAGCCCACCACGCAAGAGAGAACAGGAAAAGGAGAACTACACAGACAGAACAGACGAAGAAGGCGTATGAGACTTACAACATATTTAATGAAGCTCATCCAAACCAACAGCGGAGCATCCAGCAAGGCATTCTTTTTGGTAAGCGTGACCATCATCGGATGCCTCCTGCTGTTGACAATAGGATTCGTCCTGCTTTACGAGGTGCTCACCACGAACACCATCCACACCGACCTCATGGGCATTGCTGCAGTAATCGGTGCGATTGGCTCACTTTTCGCAACAGCAGGCATAACAAAAGCATTCGGGGAGAGGAACGAGCCAACCTCCCCAGGTAACAAACAATCCAAAACGGAGGATTAAGCAATGGCAGAAGTAGAGAAATTCGCACCTTTCGTCATTAAATGGGAAGGAGGTGCAAAGTACACGAACAACAAGCACGACAGAGGTGGAGCCACCAAGTACGGAATCACCATCGCCACCTGGCGTACCGTAGGCTACGACAAGAACGGAGACGGCAAGATAGACGAGAAGGACGTGAAGCTCATCGACGAGGAGGACTTCAAGAAGGTGCTCAAACGCAACTTCTGGGACACCTGGAAGGCAGACAAAATAAAAGACCAGAAGGTAGCAGAGAGCCTTGTCGATTGGGTCTGGAACAGCGGAAAATGGGGAATCATCAAACCGCAGCAGCTCCTGGGAGTGAAGGCAGACGGCATCGTCGGAGCGAAGACCCTGGCAGCAGTCAACAACTACCCGAACCAACGCCAACTCTTCGAGGCTTTGAAGAACGCACGCAAGGCGTACATCAACAAGCTGATTAAGGCAGACCCAAGCCAGATTGGTAACAAGAAGGGCTGGTTCAACAGAATCAACGATTTAAAATATGAGGATTAACACCATGACGAAAGAACGAAAGACAAGCATCCTCGCCCTGATCATCATCTGCATTACATGCCTTTTGGCAGGATGCGCAACGAAGAAAAAGGCAATGACAGAGACGGCAACAGAGCAAGAGACAACGAAGGTGGAGCAAGTGAAGGACACCGCCATCACGGAAACCCACGACACCACCAGGATCACCCAGAAGCTGGTACCCGTTGAGATTGCGGTACCAGAAGCCAAGCTGGAGCGAACCACCAAGGACACCACGTCGGTGCTGGAGACAGACCTGTACAGATCCACCGCAACCTGGGCTAACGGAGTGTTGACACACACGCTGGAGGCGAAGCCAGGAGCGAAGCTGAAGGGACAGGCTACCGCCACGGACACCACCAAAATCTCCAAAAAGAGCTCGTCCACGAAAAACACGAGGAACTCCTCGTCAGATTCAAAGAACAGACAGAAGGACACCCAGCAGGAAACAAAGACAACGCAGGCAAGCTGGGACATTTGGCTGGGAGCTGGTATAATAATAGGTATAGGAGCAACCACCGCCATCATTTGGATCTGGCGCAAGCGAAAGAAGCCGAAAAACTAGGAAGAGACCTCTTCACCGACAAGGTGGAGGGGTCTTTTTTTTGATAACTTTCTTTAGCTAAGTAGTTGATTTTCTGTAACTTATAATAACTATAAAGTTATACAACTTTGCGAAAAATTGATTATCTTTGCATCAGAAAAAGAAAAGGAAACGACCCCCTAACCAAGGGTCATAA